AACTATTTAAAAGAAAAAAACAGTCAGATAAGCAAAGACAAGCGTATTTAATTAAAACTATTTTAGATAAGGCTAAAGAAGCCACCTTAATTTGGGAGAAAAGAGGTATTAAATGGGAATAACCTTTGATAAATCAAAATTAAAAACAGTTTCAATAAAAGAAGTAAGACCTAATACTTGGAATCCAAAGAACAAAGATACTAAGGAGTTAGAGAAAGTTAAACATTCCATAAAGGAAAACGGCCAGCTACTTCCTATATTTGTAAGAGATAATAACGGATATGAAATTATAGATGGGGAGCAAAGATATTTAGGTTGTTTAGAAGCAGACTTTAAAGATGTCTTAATATACGATTTCGGGCAAGTAGAAGACTTGAAGGCAAAGGCTCTTACTATATGGTTTCAACAACAAGTACCTTTTAATAGAGTAGAAGAAGCCTACCTTGCAATGGAAATTATAGAAGGTGGTTTAGAACTTCCTTATACTATGGAAGAAATAGGAGAAATGAAAGATATCTCGGAATTTGATTTTGACCAATATCAAGAACACGACCTAGACGATTCAGAATTTAAAACATTATCTTTACATTTTAAGCCAGAGCAATACGAAGTAGTAATAGACGCTATAAACGAAGTAGGAGAAACAAATGAAAGAAGTATTGAATTAATTTGCGCGGACTATTTAGGAAAATGAAATATAGCCAGGAAATATTAGAATTAATAGTTAAGAATATATCTTTAGGAGCATTAGATGTAGATGCGGCAAATAACGCAGGAATTGGCGAAAGTACCTTTTATGATTGGCAAAGAGAGTACGAAAGCGATAAAAAAACATTAAACCCTAACTACCATGTAGAGTTTGTAGAGGCTATAAAAAAGGCAAAGGCTAATAGAACTCAAACCTTATGTAACCAAATAATAAGAGATAAGAGTTGGCAGGCTAAAGCTTGGTATTTAGAAAGAACAGAACCAGAGAAATTTGCCAAAAAAGAAAAAGGAATGGAAGTAAAAGGCGATGGGAAGATAGAGGTTATATTTCACGATTATGAATGAAAGTAGATATAACATTACAACCAAAACAAAAAGAAGCATTAAAGAAATCGTGGGAAACACCAGTATTATTCTATGGTGGTGCTAAAGGTGGGGGAAAGTCTTATCTTGTTAGAGCAAGGGAAATATCTCGCAGGTTAAAATACGATAATACAAAAGGTTTAATTGTTAGAAAAACCTATCCTGAATTACTATCAAACCATATAAGACAATTCTTTGTAGAATATCCTTTTACATTTGATTGGTATAGAGCAAGTGAAAAAGCAATATATTATCCAAATGGTTCTATAACAGAGTTTTCGCATTTAGGTTCAGCGATGGATGTCTATACTTATCAAGGCAGGGAGTACGAGGACACTTCGATAGATGAAATAACTCAACACGAAGAAACGGTATTTAAGATACTAAGGTCATCTAATAGAACTTCCAATAAAGAGTTTACAGATAAAGGTGGTAAGGTTTCAATGTTTCTTACAGGTAATCCAGGCGGTATAGGTCATGGTTGGGTTAAACGATTATTTATAGACAGACGGTTTCAAGATAACGAAAACCCTAATGATTTTGGATTTGTTCAAGCTAAAGTTTGGGATAACAAAGCTTTAATGAGAGCCGACCCTGACTATATAAGACGATTAAAGGATTTACCTAAAGACTTGCAGAGAGCTTATTTAGAGGGTGATTGGGATGTATTTGCAGGCCAAGTGTTTGCAGAGTGGCGCAGAGAATTGCACGTTTGTAATAGAGTAATACCAAGGTCAGACCTTCCTCATTTTATGTGGATTGACTGGGGATATTCAGGAAATGAAAACCACGAGGGTGCATTTGCTTGTATATTAGGTGCTTTAGTACAAGAAAATTATAAAGGGGTTGTATTTAATCGTATTATTGTTTATAGAGAATACTATGGAAAGTTCAAACACCCTAAAGAATGGGCTAAAATCATCTATGAAAGCTCACCTGTAAAGTCATTCAAAGATGGTGTAGGTGATAGTGCTATGTTTAACAATCAGACTGATGGAAGTAAACCTATCGCTAAGTTAATGGAAGAAGAATGGGATAGTCTTGCTAAAAGACATTGGTTAACATTAAAACCAGGGACTAAAAATAGGTTAGGTAGAGTAGCAACGCTTCATAATTGGTTATCGATAGCTCCTGATGGACTTCCTTATATGTTAGTTACAGAAAACTGCGAACATTTAATTCGTACTCTACCTTTACTTGTTTATGACCCTTATAAAGTAGAGGATGTGGATAGTTCCCTTGAAGACCACTTATACGATGCACTTACTTACGGATTATCAGATGTTAAATTTATTAATACGAGGTTAGGTGCGTTTAGTGAACCTGAAAGAAAGAATATATTAAAACCACCTATACACGAATTAGACTTAACTGCATTTGAAAAAGCTAAAGCAGAAAAAAGTAAGGATTGGCGTACCTTGTAAAATGATGTATAATTATAGTGTGAGTACCTCGAGAGAAAATTAATACTTACAACCCCTGGCGCATAGGGGGTTGTTTGTTTATATAGTATAATTACTTATATGTTTGAATACACAACTTACACTTACCGAAAAAAAGAACCTATTCATAATAAAAAACTTAATTTAGAAACCCTTAAAATGCGACCAGCAAAGCGAATTTATACTATTTGGATTGTTCCAACAGAAGATGATAATTGGCGAATATATCATTGTCCTGACTGTCGTACACCTATTGCACAGTACAAAGGTGATTTAGTTGCTGAAATACCAGGGGAAAGTCCCGAACCTTATCCTATTCAAATACAGTGTAAAAATCCTCAATGTGGAAGAAAAATTGTCTTTCAAGATGCAGTACATCAATTATTAGATGAATAATATTTATTGTTTTAAATGTAAGAAAATAATTGCTTCAAAAACAGATAAATGTCCTGATTGTAAACAAAAAGGTAAAATAGTAGGCAAAGCGATTAAAGTAATTACTACAAATGGGCAATATAGCTCACACCTGTAATGATATAATTAAACTATGGACGAGAATAAAAAAGAAATATCGATATTAGACCCATTAAAACTTGACCTTGACGATAGTAATTTTGTTGAGGTAATGGACTCGCTTATTGATAAGTCGAGAACATATTTTGACGGTCTTCAATTAAAAGAAAGAAGAAAAAGAAACGAAGACTATTATTTAGGTAAACAGATAGAATTAGCTGAAAAGAATAAAGAATTTAAAAAATACAATGCCCGTTATTTAGATAACGTCATCTTTGAGGCAGAGGGAACACTGAAAGCCGTTGCAGTAAGTAGGGTTCCTGAAATGATAGTTAAACCAGGCAACGACTCAGAGGAGTCAAGAAAAGTAGCAGAGGAATTAACAGAAGTGCTAAATAATAGGTTTAGAAAAAGAGAAACACGAATTGTATTAGGTACTGCTTATTTACATAGACCTATTTACTTTACAGGTATCTTAAAGGCAAGATGGGACGCAGAGGCAGGTAGAGATGGTGATTATAGGTTTGATGTTATACACCCAAAGAATATAGAAATAGACCACACAGCGATAAATGAAGATGATTTGAATTGGATTTGCCATACATACGAATTAACTGTTAAAGAAATATTAATGAGGTGGCCGAATAAGAAAGAAGCTTTATTCAATGAATTAAAGTGGGACCAAGATATAGAACCAAGTGAAAAGAAACTCGCTACAAAACTAAAAATAGAGGAAATATGGTTTACTTGGTATAAAAAAGAAAACGACAAATGGGTAAGACTTGAGGGAACAGCTTGGAAATACGGAAAAGTAGTATTTGATAAGATAAAAAATCCTTACTGGGATTGGGATGGTGAAACTAAACTTTATACTTATGATGTAGAAACTAAAGGAAAAAGACCTATAGATGAGGGGGAATTAAGAAACTCGCTTCTTATGGGTGAACCTTTGAATGTTACACAAGAGAGGATTTATCATAATCATTTCACAAGTCCAAGAAAACCATTTAAGTTTATGGCTCACGAGGGTATTGGAACAATGGTTTATGATGAAACTTCAAGAATTGAACAGTCTGTATGGTTACAAGATAACATTAATATAAGGGGTAAACAGATAACAGAATTGGCAAACTTAGCCAAAGGTAAGCACGTATTCTCAACTGAAAGCGGGCTGAACGCGGAAGATGTTGCTCAAATAGATATGGCAGACCCGAATTCAGATATTTTAATAGACGGAAACCTAAACCAAGTACATACATTTATTCCAGGTTCACAACCTACTTCAGCTTTATTCCAAGACCAACAAATGAATAGGGAAAGAGTATTTACTAAAATGGGTACTAATACCGCTTTGAGAGGAATAACGGCAGGTGAAAATACAGCTACTCAAACTCAATTATACAAAGAGTCTGACTATACAAGGATTGATGATGAAGTAGAGGATACTATAAATGCCGCTGCAGAATGGATGTCTGACTGGGCTATGCAAATGATGAAACTCTTTTATACAGAAACTCATTTTGAAAAGATACTCGGTAAAGAAGGACAGATGGTATTCCAAAAGATAAATAGAGATATGATAGAAGATGGAATGGAAGTAGAGGTATCAGCTTCATCGGTTGATAAGTTAAGACGAAAATCGGAAGCATTTCAATTAGTTGGAATGGCTATGATAGACCCTGTAACATTCTTCAGGGATATTGAAGCATCAGACCCAGAAGGTAGAGCCAAAGCATTGATGTTATTCCAAACCCAACCGCAGATGTATTTTCAACAGTATATAGAAGGTAGGTCTGTAGAACAAATGGCACAGGAACTACCTCAAATGCCGTTGGAAGGACCCCTGCTAAGTCCTGAAGCCCAAGCAATGCCTACGGGTGAAGAACCTACGGGTGAAACTCAAAGTGGGATATAAAATAGTTAAAAATTCAGAAGGTAAGTTAGTAGTAATAAAAGAAACCCCCGAAGAACAGAAAGTCCGTTTAAGTAGTGTTCAAGCCCCTGCTTTTATTCCTATATTACATGAAGTAGCGGCGACAGTTAGACCTATAAGAGAATATGCAGAGAACGACCCTGAAATGAGAGGATATGAGAAATTTATTCCTGCCGCTCAATTAGGAAATATAATAGGAAAAATGGCTAAAAGAATATTGTTAGGTACACCTGAAGAAACAGATAAACTAATTGCGATAAATAAAAAAGTAATGAATAACGAACCGCTTACCGAAGAAGAAAAAAAACTTTCAATGAATACAAATATGATGGCAGTAATGGATATGGCTACTCCTACAACAACACCCTCTGGTGCAAGTGGGTTAGATGATATTGCAAGAGCACAAAACATTAAAAACGCAGGCAAAGACCTTACCGCAATGATACAAGGTGTTCGTAATACAGCAAAAGAAGCAAGTAATGAATTTAGATATCACACAACATCAAAAAAGGCGTTAGAAAATATAAAAGACGAAGGATTAAAACCAGCAAGAGGTCAGTATGGTAAAGGTGTTTACTTTGCTCCTTCTGAAAAAATGACAGGTGGTTATGGTTCGCCCGATGAAGTAATGATTAGAATAAATAAGAATAAACTTCCAACAAGTTATGATGAGTTTGACGACCAAGGGTGGGTAAATGAAATAGTGCCACCTAAATATTTAGAATATAAAGAAAAAGGAAGCGACGTGTGGAAACCGTTAGTAGAAAACAAAGTAGGGGGTATAGATGAAGTATTGAAATCAAAGTTAAAACCAATATCAAATATAGGTGGGGAAATAAATGAAGGAAAAAACCAAATTCGTTATATTAGTCCAGACGGTACTCCTTATTCTTTAAGAAAAGTAGGCGGTGGTGTAATGGGGGCTCACGCTATGGAATTAGATAGAATGAATTTAGATGCAAACGAAGCTATGGAAAAAGGGTTATTAAGAGCGCTTGTTACTGAAAATAAACAAACAGGTGTGAAATCACTTCTTATTGAAAATAAAATTGACCTTAATCCAAAACAAATAGAAACTATTAAGAAATACTTTCCTGATTATGAAATAGTTATTGAAAAAACTAAACTTGGTGGTGGTACTAATTCTGTCCCAATAGGTGATGCTATTGTTATTGATAAAGGAATAAATATTAAAGATATTTTAAATAGATATAATAAAGAAGCAGAGAGGATAAAATAGAAGGTGATATAATATAACTATGAAAATTACTATTGATACAGATAACATAATGGAAAAAGCAGAAAAAGGCGTTAAAAAATATGGAAAATATGCAATAGGAGGTGCAGTATCTGCTGGTGGTTTATTAGGTAAAAAGATAAAAGAAAAAGCAGATAAGAAAGCAATAGAAAATAAAGCTAAAAGTCCTTTTGAACCTTTAGTAAGACAACAGAAAGTAGATGCTGGAAAAAAGAAACTTAAAGAATTAGTAAAAAGAAAATAGTCCTTTATTGTATTTCAAATTCTATTGTAGTAAAATATAATAATTATGGATAATTTAATTCAAGATACCCCTATAGAAGAAAAATCAGCTGACGAGTCTAATGAGGTCGTTAGCGAAACAGTTAAATCATTTCTCGGTGATACCGATTTTAAGGAAGAACCCATAGATACCCAAACTTCTGAAGAAAAACCTCAAGAGGATACCGTTTTGAACGAAGAAACACCTAAAGAAGAACCCCAAGAGCCAGAGATACCTTTGGAAGAAATAGTAGAAGAAGTTAAAACCAAAACCAAAGAGGAAACAAAGCAAGAGATATTGAAAGCGTTAGGAATGACCGAACAGGAAAAAGAAGTCGCAGAAGAAGCAGGTTACAAGTTCCCTTGGGAAGCAAGAGGTGAAGAAGCACCTAAGGATTGGAAAGAAGTTATAGACGCTTCCTTAGAATATCAAGACTATAAAAGACAGGAACTACAAAAAGAACAATACGAAGCACAAAGACAAGAGTTAGCAATTATGCAGGAACGTGAAGCACAAATAAACACCGAATGGGATACACAGTTAGACTATTTACGGGAAGAAGGTTTGATACCAGAAATAGCACCTGAAATTAAGGCTAAATTAGACGAAGGTAGGGTACTGACTAAAGCAGAAAGAACAGACCCAGGATTAAAAGCACAGGCAGAGATATTTGAAAAAATGTATGAGGTATCACTTGAAAGAGAAAAGCAAGGACTCCCACCAATTACTGATGTGGTTCACATTTACAGTAGATACTACAAACCAACTAAACCAGCAGGAACAAACGCACCTGTTTCAGGTGGTAGTATACCGACAGCAGGTGAAGAAGAAGACATATCTTACGACCAATTGCATAATGCAAGAGGTTTTGAGGAATTAATCGGATAATTTGACTTGCAATTAAATTTATTAGATAATTACATAAGATAGGAATTTATCCTCACCTTTAGTGGTGGGGATTTTTGTTTATTTATTTAGTTTTTGAAAGGAAAAACAAATATGGCACAAGGTATAACACCAGCAGGTATAAACCCTAATGCTCGTATCAACCCAACAACCGAGAGAAAACTCTACAAGAAAGTTGTAGATAATGTTCTTAATTCAAGAACATTAATGGCTCGTTTAATGGGAAATGGTAAGCCTTTTAACGGGAAGACATTCGATATTCCTGTAAAAATTACCGATTCGGGTTTGGGAGAATACTTTGCAGGATTAGAAACATTGTCAAGTGCAGCATCAGATACTCTTATTGAGTTGTCCTTTGCACATACCGCATTTGCTCAACCAGTGGTTTCTGTAATGCTTGAGTCTTTTGCTAATTCAGGTCCAGAACAGTCTATTGATTTAGACGTTTTCAAACTTGAAGAAGCAGTAGCAGAGAGCGTTCAGTCGCTTGGTACAGCAATGTACGGTACGGGCGCATCAAATCAACCTTTAGGGTTAGAAGCTCACGTTGATAACGGTACAAATACCTCAACCTTTGGTGGTCAGAGTAGAACTACATATTCCGCTCTTAATTCCACAGTAACTGCCTCTGGCGGTACTTTAACGTTAGCAAAACTTGCTACATTAGAGTCGGCTATAAGCTCTGCTGGAATTGAAACAGAATATCCAACACTACACGTTACTACCAAAACAGTATGGGATTTGTATGAAAGACTATTGCAACCAAGCGTGAGAGCAGAATATGCTTCCGTTGGTTATCCAGCACTTTCGCTAAGAGGTAATGGCATCGCAAGAAGCCGAGCCGACTTGAAAGGCGCCGCAGGATTCACCGCATTGTCATTCAGGGGTATTCCAGTCATAGCTGACGAAGCTTGTACAAGTGGAGTTTGGTATATGATTAACGAAAGATACCTTGAATGGAGAGGAAGAAATATAGTTCCGTCAAAATATGCTGGAGTACTTGAAAAAGTATCTTTAACAGGTAAGACGATGGAAGGTGTGGCGGCAGAAATCAAAGCTCCGTCAGATGCAGGTTGGTTCTTCCAAAAGATGCAGGTAATGCCTAACCAAGCAGGAATGATTGGTAGGTTCTATGTTATCGGTCAACTGGTTGGCTCACAACCAAGGAGACAAGGTAAGTTGACAGGTATAACAACAGTTTAATTAATTTAAGCGCAACCGTTACTTAATGTAACGTGGGCTTGAAAGGTACAAAATTATGGCTAAATTAGCGAGTGCGACAATAATAGAAGCTCAGGACTTATATACACAGTCCTCTGTTCCTATGCACAAGTTAGGACAATTAGCTTACGATGAATTCGGAAACAGATACAGATACGTAAAAGCAGGAAGTTCGGCGCTTGTAACGGGAAACTTGTTACAGGAACCAGCAGAAGATACTCAGTTTAGAAGTATGGTAGTTAGTTCTGCTGCTGCTATCGGTTCTAAATCCATTTCTTGTACTCTCGGAAATACAGCTACGACCGCAAATATGTTTGACGGCGGTGAGTTGGTAGTTGAGTCAGGAACAGGAATAGGACAGCACTTCAGAATCGTATCTCATTCTGTAACCGACGCGGCTGGAACTGCAACTTTCATAGTAGATAGACCAATTAAGATAGCCTTAGTGGCTTCTGATTCTAATATCTCAGTGAGAAAAAACAGTTACAATGGAGTTATCGCATTCCCTACTACTCCTACTGGTAGTGCAGTTGGTGTTGCTTTATATGCAATGTCAGCTTCTTACTACGGTTGGATTCAATCAGGTGGAGATGCAGTTGCTTTGTTTGACAATCAGACAAATACAGCTGCAGATGAATCGGCAATTATGCCTTCAAGGGAGGTTGCAGGTTCTGTAACAGCTGTCCTTGAAAACATAGCCGCTCCAGTTCACATTGGTTGGGGTAGAGAGCAAGTCTCAGTTGACTCCACGATGGGATTCGTCAAGTTAATAATTGACTAAAAATTTAATAGCGTGTTGACGAGAGAGGGTTAA